TTGCAGGAGTATACTAAAAAACTAGTTGCCCAGCAAAAGAATTATCAAAATATTATATTAGAAACAGTTGCTTATAGTAACGGAAGTCTATCATATAACGAAGCATTACAAATGTCAAGTAGTGCATTTAACCAATTCGAAAAGACACTTGTTAAAAAGATTAAACAGGATAAAGGAATATCTGAATCCAATATGTTATAATCTTGTTTACGTTGTCTAACGACAACGGATTTATTCATTTCATTCATAAATCATTTATTATTATTAGAAGTAATTATCTTTAGCTTTACCATGATGTCAGTCACACTTAGCCTGATTAAGGCCAAGTGCATCTGAAAAACTTTACCAGTCAATCGCGCCACACTACATATCGAAAAACCTTTATAACGTAAGGTAAGGGCGGTTGTGCGGTACCCTTTTACATTCTGCTTACAACGCAGGAACACAGATGGCCATATGTAGCGACCGGTCTGTTACCCGTGAGTTCCAATAGTCAGGAGAGCTCACTCATTTTGGTTTGTCAAACCAACGTATAGACTGCAACACACCACACCATCGGCAACAGTTTTCACTGGCAGAATCTTGGTGAGTCGAGCTACCTCGACCAAACAGAGTTGCTTATATTTTATATGAGAGTTATATTAGCCTGAGTTTTTGCGATGTTCTAATAGACGTTGTCTTAATATATTACTACCACCAACTCGTACGTTGATAATACCGTTGTAATATTCGTCTGTTTCCAACACACTTCGGTCAAATTGTTCCTTGGCTTCCAAGTAACTTAATTCGCCTTTGCTTTCACAATAATAAAGTATTTGTCTTGTAAAATTATCTTCGCCTAGTGTAGCGACATCTTCATTTAGTTTGTCGCTTGAGCCCCAATATGTGCGCCAATCGCTTTCTTTTGTACTTCGTCTTTTGTTCTTTTTGCCTTTGAGAGGTTTTTTTGTAACTTTAAATCGTGCTAATTTTTTGCCAATGTATTTTTTATCGTTCGTAAGATTGGTAATTATGTAGACAAATCCCACACAAGTTTCCGGAAGTTCTAATACCGTTATTCCGTTGTGCGTCCAATCACTTATTGCCACGTTTGCTCATTTTTTCCAAAGTATGAATACCAATATCGCTGATATCGTCTATTTTTTTGTGCCCAACATATCGTTTCTTAATGGTTTTTTCATTAGGGCGTTCATAAATTGATCTAAAATCACTTGAATTTACCATACCAGTATCCACAACATCGCTAAACCTATTTTCGGTGGTTATAGTAATATAATCATCGTCATGTGTAGTTATATCATATTCTGGTACAGTTAGTGTAACACCCGTATCTGGGTCTGTCAATGTTATTGTTTGTATTTTTTTATTATTCTTCGACATAATCCGTATCTGCGTTAAACGTAGTAAAACCATTTTCTTTTAATACTTGCAGAGTATGACTAACTCGTCCTACAAGTTCGTCTCTGTGACTAATTAAGAAAATGTTTTTATCTCTTTCACGTACCATTTTCTTTAGTACGCTCAACGATGATTCTACACCGTTGCTATCCATGCCTGAGTCTACTAATTCATCAATTGCCAAAAAGTTTATAGGAGTGTTCATGCTTTCGAACACATCTCTAAAGGACCAAGATAAGCCAAGGATAAGCCTGTTACGTTCGCCGCGAGATAAGTTGTCGAAGTCTAGTTCCCTGCCAAGCTCTGTGATTTCAACAGCCAAGTCTGGTTGGAATTGTACTTCATGTGGTAAGCCTAGTTTAGTTAAGTAATAGCCTAGTCGTGTATTTAAGTATGATAAGTTTTGTTCAATAATTCTTTTTCGTATAAAGCTGTCTTTATTAGTTAGCAGTTTCATTAAAAAATCCTGATGATCACGCAAAAGATTTAGATTATTCATCTGATCCCAGCTAACCTCCTGGATACCTTCATTCTGCAATGCCTCTATTTGATCTGTGTAAGGGTCTTGTTCTGCCTGTTTATTAGCCAATTGTGCCTTTAATTGCACCACTTTGTTTCTGTGATCGTGCGCATCGCTCACATTTTCGTAAAAAGTTACTGGTGCTGTGCCTAAGTCTCCAAGTGCATCCAAATTCATTTCATGCGCTTGTAGCTGTGTAAGATTTTCTTGCAGTGTTGTTTCAGCATCTGCTTTTAAATCTTGTTTTGTTTTGAGAATTTCTTCTTGCTTATCGTCATGTATATCCTGACCACAAGCATGACACTTGTTATCAACTAATAATGCGATTTCTTTTCCTAGCTTCTCGACTAGCTTGTCTTGTTTTACATTATCCTTTCGGATAGTACTAATGTTATCTTCTAGTTGTGTACGCCGTTGTAAGTTTACGTGGAATACTGCTAATTCTCCATGTATAGATAATTCATCTTCAATATCTAAATGTTCTAGTTCACAAATTGCTTCATCAAACGCTACAGTATCTGAAGTTTTTTTATCTTCCCAAACTTTACGTCTACGTTCCAAGTCTTTGATGCTTTTTGCAATAGCACCATTGGCTTCTTCCACACCCTTTATACGATACTCTTCTTCCTTAATAGCGTCTCGAGTATCTTTCATTTGTTCTTTAAGTACGTTTGCTTTTTCACTAAGCATAGTAATACCCAGCAATTGCTCGATAATATCTCGCTGATCATTTGCTCGCATACTAAGGAACGGTTCTGTGTAAGTGTTTAGTGCCATTATGTGTTTAAACATAACGTGGCTCATACCCAACAGTTTTTCTATTTCCTGTTGTGTAAGGCGTCCTTCACCTTGACCCTCATCAGTACCGTCTTCCAGCATTTCATTGTTGTTGACCATAAACTTAAAAATATTAGGTTTACGTCCACGTTCAATACGATAGTCAGTACCGTCAACTTCAAAATCAACTGTAACTAACATACCTTTGTTGTTGGTTTTGTTAATTAAGTTGTCCTTGCGAATGTTTGTAAGTGCATTGCCATACAGTGCATAGCTAAGTGCATTAATTATTGTAGTCTTACCAGTACCATTACGGCTACCGTCTCCGCCCAAGTCTACATTGTTTCCTAGTACAAGTGTTAGTCCTGCGTCAGTAAACCGCACGGCTTGCGTGACGTTACCCACACTCATAAAGTTTTTTATGGTTACGTTGTTTATATTAATCATAGGTTCGAATAGATATCCATTAGCATTTTACTGTTAATCATGTCACTATCAACAGCCTTTAATTGATTATACACTATTTGGTCCACATTTTCAACCTCTATTTCGTTGTCTGTCTTCCAATCTGTTGCATGCTCTTCTTTTTTAGCAGGCATAAGTGCAATCTCTCGTAGTTTATATTGTTTGGCAAAAGTTTCTTTAATAAAGTTTGCCTCCTCATAACTAATAGGTACATCTAGTGCAACCCTACAGTAAGTATTCTCGCTCAAGTAGCGATCAGGATCGTCAATAAGTTTACTTAGTGGCAATGTCCTGTACTTAGGTCCATCAGGCCAGTCAATATATTGTGGCTCTCCGTCCCATTCCAATATCATCATACCTCGATCATCGTCCCAGGCATCTGCATAATTGTGTGGGAAAGGACTACCCAAGTAATGGATATTATTGTTGTTTTGTCGTTTGTGGAAGTGTCCACTAAACACATATTCTGGCTTTTTAAAGTCAGATGCAGTTAGTCCACCATGATCTGGCATAGTAACCATTGCGTTCATTTTAAAAAACGGAAGTTCAAAATGTCCAAACACATAACGGTTCTTGAGCTTAGTCATCTTCTTCCACTCATCTTCAACAAGCCAAGGCACAAGACTAACACCATCCCGTTCAACCATTTTATCATTAATAATGTGTACATTATCATGTAAATCAGCATACGGAACACTGTGTATTTCACGCTTTTCTCTGTAGTATAAATCGTGGTTTCCCATAATCATATACACATTTTCAAACGCTTCGCTTAATCTTTTAATGTTTGGTACAGTATAATTTAGTGTACTAACATTAACACTGGCACGATGATGGTGCCAATCGCCTAGGAATATACATGTTTCACATCCTTCAGCTTTAGCTTTATCAATAAACCAATAGATAAAGCGTTCACAATCATCGTTATGTAATCTGCTGTTGTTTTTGTTTCCAAAGTGTATGTCTGTAAAACATGCAACCTTCTTAAAAAATTGACTCATGGTATAATATTGTATCCTGCGTCTTTCATATCTTGTTCCATTTTGTCATGATATTCGGATTGTTTTTCTTCTCTTGCTTTGCGTTGTGCAGTTTCGTCATCAATCTGACGTGTAAAACTAGGTGTTTGCCCAGCTTGTTGCAACAAGTCGT